TTAAAAGAATTTTAATATATATCTGTCACGCAACCCACGCCGTTGTGCGACCTACGCCGTCGCTCGCAGATATACATTTTAACTTTTAAAGCGGGAACTACGCCTTCCCTTTTCCTTTTAAATTTTACTTTGCGATTTATGTCTTTCATTGGTCGATTAAATACAACACTTGAAGAGCAGGCATTTCACCAGCAGGTAGCATCAGCAAATTGGGTCTGTTCTGTTGACGTGGGAACTGGTCTTATTAATAGCAATCCTACATTAGATTTTAAAGTTGTTCCTCCTACAGGCGGAGCTGTTTCAGTTCTAACTGTTTCGTGGGAGAACTCAACCCCACAGATCGTCCCAGGTCACTACATACTCCGTGGTGGTAACTGGCCAGTGAAAAACGTCAAGCTTTCCGGTCTTCTTGTTCACAGATCCATCCGTCTTGAAACCACCCGGAAAGTTCTAGAAGAGAACAAAGTTTCATTAACTTCCCAATCCTCACCCTCTTCCTCTACGGGTGACAAAGGCAAAGCGAAAGAAGAATTAACGACTAGGGAAGTTCTTTTGAAGGAAAATCAAGCCCTCAAGCTAGAATTAGAAAGGGCAAGGAAAGAATTAGCAGAACAAAAATCTGAGAACCAAAAACTGCAACTTCAACTGTCTAATCAGTTAAGTAACAATGACATCTTCTCAGGTTGGTCTGAAAGTGGGCCCCAGTAACAGGCAGCAGGAAGAAGCATCAGAGAGATTAATATCACAAATTACTGCTGCCGTGGAAGCTGGCAATAAAAATCTTCTGCGCAAGCTTGGCATGGGTTCATATGGCGTTCTTTATGGTTCACAAGAGAAGAAGGCCATGGAATTGTTTGACCCCGATGATGTTTCCAAAATAACGTCTCTATGGTCAACGTTCAAGCATAAATTTGTAGAATCAAGAGACCATGCCAATTTGTTTTTCCATTTGTATGGTGTTCTTTTCTTCATGGTACCGCACGTCCATAGTGGTGAAGGCAGAGTTAAGATAAGTCTCTGTTCCAGTAATGACCCACTATCTCCAGTGATACAAGAAAAGACACTTTCCCTGGCTGATGGCGCTCAAGCAGTATTAATGAGTCCTAGTATTACACTTCCTTTTCTCAAGAGAGGACCCATGTTTTATTACACTCTTGAGTGCCAGAATACACGTGCACAAATACCCTGCTCTGTGGTGGCTATCTGGAAACAGAAGATTGACACACGCAGTGCTGTGTATTCACAACAAGAGACAATGTCCTGGGCCATTGAAGCACTCAATCGGCCACAGTTTTTTCAGGATAGACAAGAGGCCGCACAATACATAGCATCTGTGTATTCTAGCGGTCAGAGTACACAAATGGCTCTTGAAAATAGAGCTTTTGTTGGAGAGCAACTTGGGGGAACAAGAATGGATGTTATGAACGAAAGTTCAATGATTAGAAGCTCTTCCCTCAAGATACCAACCCTCAAAGTGCAAAGCAAGAGGTTTCCTTCCATGGAATTGCCTGCTGTGAGTACGTCCACACTACTCAGCACACGAGAGGAAACTGCTCATGATGAGGATGACTGCGGAGGTCTGTTTCCTCCAAAGAAGAAAGGCCAAGCATTTAACATAGGAGCTATATGGGACAATCTTGGCATAGAATCTTTCTCCCATATTGATTTCCCTGATGACTGGACCGAGAGGACAATTGCACAGCAAGTGCAATTCATATTGTTCTATGAGGCAGAAAGAGGCAATGTGATTGTGCCAAAGCATGTGTTGAAGCGTGATTTGCACAACATCAACAAGGAACACATCACCCCAGATAATTATGAAGCTATACTTAAAGGATATGGGGTGACTGATGTTCAGGGTCTTGCTCGCACTGAAAATTGGTATCAAATGTCATTGAAAGAGCGGGTAGTAGAGTTGGTCCACCAAAGAGATCATGCTTTTTTTATTCATGGACTGTCAAACAACCCACTGCCTCCTTTTGATTGTTATGATGGCTTGACCCTGGAGGCACGACATTACGCCCGAATTAAACAGGCCTTTCAGGCGGGGAAAGAAATGAAGGCCCAAGTTGGTACAAGTGGTATAGCAGAATCACGACCAAGTGAAACTGTTGCAGATTCCTTTGTAACAACAACCAACTTGGAGGATCCGACTACACCCAATAGAATTGACATAGTTGCTGAGAGCTCTGAAGCTGAAACACAGCCTGGAGATGTTATATTTGACTTTGGTGCTGAAATGGACACAACAACAGCTATTGAGCTTGAGATGCAACAACCAGTATGTGTGGCAAGTAATGATTTTTTTAATGTGGGGGTTTTTGAATTTGTTTGGGAGAAGGCTGCAAATGTGGCAGAACAAGTGATGAGTTTGTCTTTGCCTGCAGCCCTATTTTCCAAAAGAAAAGAGACTTCAATGGGAGCCCAAATGCTTAAGTATTATGATGCTGCACTCATAATGTACAAAGTGGTCTTGTATGTGTCAGGAGTTGGTGCAATCTCTGGGCAACTGGCTCTTGTGTGGGATGAATGCAATGTGCTCAATAGGAAAAAGGAGTTTATCAACATAGCTACATTGTATGCCAGCAAGCACACTCTGGTATCAGCATCGCAACAAAATAGCGAGGAATTTTGCTTCACACCCACTGGCATTGGAAAGTTTGTACCACTTGATGAGGGAACTGGTGCAACAGATCTGGGTAGTGTGCGAGTGTTTGTTACTCATCCCTTATCAAGTGCCACTGAGCTGAGTAGTGTTCCTTGTCATTTGCATCTGCAATGCAAGGTACTTTCCACAAACATATTGCAACCTCCGCGCATGATTGCTCAAGCTCAGTATGGTATGAAAGCAGGACAAGCATACTTTCCTCGATTCCCAACCAATCAGGTGTTGCTGCACTATAACTGGGGAACGAGTGCTACCATGGGAACCACCCTTGTTAGTATCTTCTCTCCCTCCGGAATATATGAGAGTGATGGCACACTGCAACCCTCTCTCCTTGGCAATATAGCTAGGAATTGTAAGTGGTGGACAGGGACGTGTGTATTCGAAATATGCATTGAGAAAACCCTATTTCACTCAGGTAGTCTTGCCATTGGTCTTGGCACACTAAATACTAAAATGGCAAATGCCCACGACATTTTTAACATGCCACACGTGGTGTGTAATCTTGAAATGGGTCGCAAATTCAGATTCAAGTGCACCATTACCAACTGGAATGGAAAGAATTTATTGTCCACAGGTAGAAAGAGTTCGCTGCCTCGACCACATCACTTCTCCCACTTGCGCCTATTTGCAACGGTGATGAAACCATTGGTTTCCACCTCAGTTCATTTGGACTCTGTTGGAGTTACTGTGCAATTAAAATGTCTTGAGAACTTGACTCTCGGGGGCACAGTTTCTGTCAAGCCAGTATATGGCCATTGGACAAAGGGCAAGAGTGCAGTTGATTTTCTCTTCTCAGAAATGGATTTAACTCAACGGAAAGAAATAGAAAAACTGAGAAGAGAAAACATTGAGGAGTATCAAGAGAAAGGTAAAGATCCACCAAAGAAAGGACAGAGTTTGCTCACCATAAGAGAGAAATTCTCTTATGGTGCTGTGCAGTACTTTTGTATGGGATGGAAGGATGATGAAAGATTGTTGGTTATACCATGTGCACCATGGTCCATTAGATTTGAGGGTCACAGCCCCGTTAAGGAGGCAATCACCTGCCCCTTCATTGATTGGTGTACATCTTTCTGCTATTGGTCCGGCAGTCTGCACTATTCTATAATAGTGCATAGAGTTCAATCAAGCTCTAACGTTGGAGGAGTATTGAATGTTGCTTTTGATGCCTCTGGTTACCCGTTCCCAGCTGGACTGAACAAGGGTAATTACATTGTATCAGCTGGAGGTGGTGCCAAGTGGGATTTTTCATATGGTGTCACATCCAATACTTTCTCATTTACTGTGCAAGATGATGAGTTCTTTCCTAGAAGGCACACTCGTATGAGAGAATTCTCAAGTAAGCAGTCTAGAATAATGTCATTGCAGGATAGACTTGGAAATTTAATCATCAACCTGCCACCTGCAGCCATTGTTAGTTCCATTGAGATCCTAATTTCTCCTGGACCTGATTTTAAATTGGAGCTAGCACAACCTCCTTCTGCAAATCATGAGAAATATCTCGGGAATATGCAAACACATACCTATCAATACACCTCAGATTTTTCTGAGTTGCGTGATTTTGTGATTTGAAAAGTACCATGCCACTGGGTAAATAGTGGCCAAATACATTTAACTACGTGTACTGTTTGTAGTAGTTAGGTGCTGTTTGTTATTACTAGGTATTAATGTTAAGGGAGAGTACTGTCTTTCGTTAGACGGGAGTCCCCTCCATTCTATGGAGACCAGTGAATCTACACTGGTACAGAGATTTGCACGCCTCTCTTTTAAATATGGTTCGTGTACCCTGCTTGGCTAGAAAGCACGTGGTGGTTAACACTACTCATTTGGAGTATAAACAATAGACTTCATGATGTCTAACTCATGCGTGATTGCTCGTGTACGAAGTAAACGAGTCGTTTGGAATTCGACAATTTCCCTTAGCTGCTGAACAGCTGTCACTATTAGGGGTAGTGATGAAGTTGTGTCAAACCTTTTTTTCCCTAGGTTCGTCCAGAGGGTTCAGATTGACCCCTTTTTTGCCAAGAAGTAATGAATGGCACGTGTTGCGTCGACAAAGCACCGTCCAGCTTGGTTAGCTGGAATTTGTTTATATTATATTAGATTTGTCAATCTGTTGTGTGATTTTTTTTTTTAGTTTAGGGAGTTTTTCGTGGGGATAGAAAGGGTTTGTCCTTTCACCTTTCTTGCTGTGCTGGACACAAAAAGATTTTTTTTTTTTTTATTTTAAAAAAAA